CGTAGCCGTTGAAGATTACAACGGAAACTTCTTTTTAGTAGGACTTGAAAATGGCGGCGATGTAAATGGAGGGACAATAGTCACCGGAGCCGCAATGGGGGATTTGACGGGCTATACTTTAACGGTAAATGCTCAAGAAACTGCACCACCTTTCTTTGTAACATCAACTGTTATCACTGATGATGCTTCAGCGGTTCAAATTGACCCAACAGCATAATTAGTACTTTTACTTGTAAATTAGGGTTATCTTAACGGGTAACCCTTTTTTTATTTCTACACTATACAAAATATTTATTTTTTCTTTATATATTAATATGAAGTTAATCACTACAAGCGGAGTTAAATTGTTTAAAGTAATTCCAAGAGAATTTATTACTGGGAACATTGATGTTATTATTACAAATGAAAGCACAAATGTAACTTTGCCAACACAAACTGTTCAATCTACAATTCAAGGGAACTTTATAAAATTCACTTGTGATTTTGGAACTTTAGTTGAAGGAAACTTTTATACGATGGATATAAAATACAATGACATTGCAAATCAAGAAACTAGAGTTATATATAAAGATAAAATTTTTTGCACGAATCAAGCTGTTAATCAAGAAAAAGGTATTTATTACAGCATAAACAAAGATGAATTTGTTAGTGAAGATAGTTTTGATAATGAATACATAATAATATAAATATGAACGATTTAAGAATAGTAAATTTAAGTACTTACACAAGTCCTGATATTATTGAAAAATCAAGTAAGGAATACGTTTCCTATGGTGCCGATAATAATTATTTTCAGTATTTAATTGATAGATACAACGGCAGTCCAACAAACAATGCGATTATAAACGGAATAAGTCAAATGATTTATGGACGTGGTCTAGATGCGTTAAATTCAAATAAAAAGCCAGAACAATACGCACAAATGATTTCTTTGTTTAAAAAAGATATGGTGCGAAAAGTGTGTTATGATCTTAAATTAATGGGTCAATGTGCTATACAAGTAATTTATTCTAAAGATAGAAAAACAATCGCACAAGTTGAGCATATTCCAGTTGAGAATTTAAGAGCTGAAAAATGCAACGACAAAGGAGAGATAGAAGCATATTATTACTCGGATAATTGGACTAAAGTTAAAAATGTAAGTAGTACTCTTAAAATACCAGCTTTCGGTTTCAGCAATGAAAACATAGAGATTATATATGTTAAGCCTTACAGAGCTGGTTATAAATACTATTCCAGCCCGGATTATGCAGGAGGACTTCAATATGCAGAGCTGGAGCAAGAGATAAGTAACTACCACCTCAATAATATATTAAATGGTCTGGCGCCTAGTATGTTAATTAATTTCAACAACGGAACTCCAAATGCAGAGGAACGTCAAATGTTAGAAAACAGAATTTTAGAGAAATTTTCTGGGAGTTCAGCGGCTGGTAAGTTCATTTTAGCCTTTAATGATAATCCAGAAAGTGCTGCAACTATTGAGCCTATACAGTTAAGCGATGCTCACAATCAATATCAGTTTTTAAGTGATGAAAGCTCTAAGAAAGTTATGGTTGCTCACAGAGTGGTAAGTCCTATGCTTTTAGGTATTAAAGATAATTCTGGACTCGGAAATAATGCTGATGAATTACAAACAGCTTCGACACTAATGGATAACACGGTTATAAGACCGTTTCAGACGCTTTTAATAGATGCCTTTGATAGTATATTAGCTTACAATCAAATATCGCTTAAATTGTACTTTAAAACGCTTCAGCCGTTAGAGTTTACAGACTTAGAGAATGTTCAAGATAGTGAAACAATGGAAGAAGAAACAGGTGTCAAGTTAAGTGAAGAGTCTAGATCTTTAATTGAAAAACGTTTAAAAGACATTGGTCAAGATGAAAGTGAATTATTAGCTGACTATGACTTAGTTCACGAAGCTGAAGTTGATTATGACTTAGAAGACGAACTTGATGAGATTGTAAACGAATTAAATAAACCAAAAGATGACACTTTATTATCTAAAGTTTTAAAATTTGCGAAAGTTGGAAAAGCTACGCCTTACAGAGATAGCGAACAAGACGGAACTTCTAAGAAAAAAGGTCAAGAAGATGTTGAGTTTTTAGTTAGATATAAATACACAAAAGCACCTGGTAAATCAAAGACTGGTGAACAAAGAGATTTCTGTTTTGAAATGGAAAAGGCAAATAAAGTTTATCGTAAAGAAGATGTACTTGAAATGAAAAGCTTAGAATTGAATCCTGGCTTCGGAAAAGATGGTGTTGAAGAATATTCGATTTGGTTATACAAAGGCGGCCCACGTTGCCAACATCGCTGGACTCGTAAGCTTTACGCAAGAAAAGACGGTCGTAGTTTAGGAAATGCAATCAGCACAACTCAAGCTATCAAGAGAGGATTCAGACCAGAATCAAATAACAGAAAGGTATCGATAGCGCCAAAGAATATGGAATACGCTGGTTACACAAAAGAATATTGGGATAAAATGGGATTTGAAAATTAATATATGGCAACAGCATTATTTATAACAAGAAACGACTTAGTTCGTAATTCAATAATTGACGGAAATGTTGATTATGACAAAATAGTTCAATTCGTGAAAGTGGCGCAGGAGATAGACGTTCAAAACTTATTAGGAACTGATTTATACAACAGAATTAGTGCTGATATTATTGCCGGCACATTAACTGGAAACTACTTAACACTTGTAAATGAGTATGTTCAACCAATGTTGATTTGGTTTGCTCAAATGAATTATATTCCTTTCAGTGCTTACACTATTGCGAAAGGCGGCGTATATAAACATCAAGCTGAAAACTCTCAAACAGTCGATAAAAATGAAGTAGATTATTTAGTTGCAAAAGCAAGAGAGTACGCAAATTATTACAGTACAAGATTAGTTGATTATATGTGCTTTAATCAATCTTTGTTTCCTGAATACAATAGCAATACAAACGAGGATATAAGTCCAGATTCCGATACAACGTTTAATGGCTGGGTTTTATGATCTACAAAGTTAAAGATAAAAACTTGAGTAAGTTAATAGCTTACTTAAAGAAAGAAAGCAAACCTTTAATAAAGGAAAAGACTAAATGATTAATAACGTTTTAAAAGCTAAAACAAGAGAATACACTAGCAGAGGTTTAACAACTGAAAAAATATCTGTTACTTGGCGACACTATATTAGTGGAATTTCTACTTACACGCTTTTTGGCACAGGTGCATCTACTGTGTTTCCTTATGCTTATGGCGGTATTGGAGTTCCTTACGATGCTTATTTTAGTCAATTTCAATTGTCATCAATGCCTTACTCATCTAGACAGTTTCCGAATGGTAGCTCTTTGACTTTAAGTGTTTATGTAGATAATGTTTTAAAAGGTAGTCAAACAAGTACATACGGCAATAATGTTAGGGAAGTAGTAATTTTAGATTTTGGTAGGTCAATAGAAATAAACAGAGGTCAAGTGGTAACGCTTAGACTACAAGTGAATGGTCAATGGTGGTATTGCACCAGCACTTCAATAATAATAGAAAGATAATGAAAAAACCAATATTAGCATTAATTCCAAGTGCATATAAAACAGACAAAGTTTATTCAGTTTTGCCCGTAAATGGTGACGGAGATTTTTCTTTATCAAGAGATAGCGGAGGAACTAGAATTAACGAAAACGGTTTAATAGAAGAAATAACAACCACAAATAAACCAAGATTAAATTGGGATGGTAATTGTCCTAGTCTTTTAATGGAGGGTACTTCAACAAATTTACAAGTGTATTCAGAGGGATTTGATAATGGAGCTTGGACTAAATCAAGAACAACAATAACCGCCAATGATACAATTTCGCCTAATGGGGAATTAACTGCCGACAAAATAACAGGCGATGGAACAGGAGCTTCTTATGTTTTTGACGGAATATCTTTAACGAATGGCAATACATATACAATATCAATTTTCGTAAAACCTATTATAAATATTTCTTCTTTTGCTATTAACGTTTTTGGTGGCGTTGGAATTGTATATTTTGATTTAATAAATAAAACTATAAATATACCAACAGGCGATTTTACAAGTGCTAAAATAGAAGATTATGGAAATGGTTGGTTGAGATGTAGTGGAACTTTAACTTTATCATCGACAACAGGAACTAAAAACATTGGTTATGGTTTATTTGATTTTAATGGCGACCAATTTTATTTATTCGGTGTACAGGTAGAAGAAAGCAATTATCCTACAAGCTATATAAAAACAGAAGGAAGCATTTTTACAAGGTCAGAAGAATATCGAATTACAACATCATTAAGCGGACAAACTCAATTTGATAAAAATAAAGGCGTTGTATTTATAGATGTTAATCCTTTTGAATTAAATACTGGTCAATCTTCGGCTATTTCATTACAAGACGGAGGATATAATATATTGCTGTTTGATTTTAAACCAAATAATATTTTAAATTTTTTCATAAACAACGCACCAGCTCCAGGAGCAGTATCGTATGATTATAGTCATAGTGGTGGTAGAATAAAAGCTGCAATCCTTTGGTCAAATGGTAAATATAGACTTTTCGCAAACGGTCAGTTGTTAAATTCTTATAATACTTCAATAGAATTTAGCCAATTAGATAGCTTTCAATTTAATTCTTATTTCGGAACTTATGATTTTCAAGGTAAGGTTTTTGGTGTACAAGTTTTTGATGAATTATTAAGCGATGATGAAATTAAAAAAATGACTGAATTATGAGATTAGGTAAATACGAATTTCCAGGAGGCAAAGAACAAGCCGAAGATAAAATAAAAAACTTAGGTATTGATTATGATTTTCGAGGAAATGAATACCCAACGCATAACCATAAAATCGTTAAGTTAGGGCATATTGTTTTAAAAGAGGGCGTTTATGAGTTAGACGAAAAAGGAGATGTGCAAGTTATTAAAGAACCTATTTTTAGTGAAAAATACCACGTTGACGTTATTTGGCACGATTTAGAAAAACATCCATACGGTTGGAAAACTTATAGTTGTGATTTAGAAACAGAGGGAATGCACAGTTTTTATGGGCTTTCATATTTAGAATATAAAATAAAATAATAATGGCAAATACTATAAATTGGGGAGAGATATATTGTTACTCACATTGGGGGGATGACAAAAATAAAGAAAGTGTACCAGAGTTTCCAGAGTTTTGTTCAATACAGCAAGGGGTTTGCGGTACTAAATATACATATAGCGGTGGAGCTACATTTCCTACACTTTTAAATATTAATTTAGGAACAGGGACAGGAACAGTAACGCTTAATTTTAATGCTAGAAGTATACCAGATAAATTTGAGGTATGGTTTGACGGAGTTAAAGTTATTGATACAGGTTACAGAGGTTTAGCAACACAACAAAGTGAGTTAGATAACGCTTTAGCTTTAAGAGGTTTATCAAGTGAAGCAATAGTTGGAGTTGGTAGTGGGAGTGCTAATTTTAATAAAACAACAAACACGCAAGTAGCTTTAGTCAAAGTTTATGCACCATTAGAGAATACCATTTGGGATTTAACATTGGGTTGCCCAGTATAATATTATGAACATACAAGATTTGAGAATAGCAATATTAAACGCAGTAACTTTAGGGGTTAGCTTTACGCATATAGAAAATGGTTTAAAAATTATATTATTGCTTTTATCCATAGGATATACAGCACAAAAAATTTACGAAA